GCTGAAATCCTCCCGTTCTTCAAATTCTCCAAATATTGAAACGCCAGCTCCCCATAGTCCTCGCCGGTCGTCTCGACCGCCTCGTCATAGCGGTCCAGCCGCCGCTGCTCATAGCCCCGCTGCTTCGCCTTCAGCTCCCAGCCGAAGGACAGACCCGGCGTCCCCTCCACGATAAAGCAGCCCGGCCGCCGCTCGACCACATGGCAGTCCCCGGCCCCGTATCGCTGGAGGAACACCTGGTACTGCCCCTCCGCCAGGGTCTGCGCCAGCACCGCGTCCAGCCACACATAGCAGCGCCCGTCCTCGCCGATCACGCCCTCGCCCACGTCCCCGAACATCGGCGACGGCGTCTCATAGCAGTAGAGCAGCCGCTGGGCATACTGGTCGGTTTCCACCAGGCGGGACTTGATGCCGTTGACGGTCAGTCCCCCGTACACATGGCAGCTGCTGGCGGCCTTCAGCTCGCCGGTGGACTGAAAGATGCCGAGGCAATAGGTGTCGTACCGCAGATCCACGCGCTGGGTGTTCAGGGTATCTGTGACCTGGAAGGGATGGGTCAGGGTGCTGCGCTCGTCATAGCAGCTCACCAGCAGCCCGTTGACGCTCAGGATCACCCGCGTCTTCCGCACGCCGTTGTAATAGAGGTCCATGCCCTGGGCGTGCATGTTCATCTTCGAGTTGTTGCCGCTGGACAGCTTCTCGTTGTAGGTCACGCCGCCGCTGCCGATGGACGCGCCGGTGCCGCCCACGTCCAGGGACCCGTAGGTCAGCGAGCCGTTGTTGAGCGTGAAGGCGCCGATGGTGCCCTGCCGCGTCACGAACACGCTGTTGTCCCCGTCCAGGATCCAGTAGTTCTTGCCGCTGGCGTCGGAGATGGTGCCCGCCCGGAGCAGGTTGGCGTTGATGGTCCCGGCGTTGATGTACGTGCCGTTGATGTAGAGCTTCCCGTTGGTCAGGTAGAGTCCCTGGGTCTGGCCGTTGTTCGTCAGCCGGTTGAACACGCCCTGTTGGTTCAGGGCGGTGTCCAGGGAAGCCACCGCGCTGCTGGCGGCGTTGGCCGTGCTGTTGGCGGTGTTCGCGGTACTGTTGGCCGTGTTGGCCGTGCTGTTCGCGCCGTTGATCGCCTTGGCCAGCACCGGCGTGGTGTAGGACGTGGTGTTGTTGCTCCAGGTGATCTGCGAGCGCGTCCAGATGTACTTCCCGCTGCTCCACACCGGCTGCGCGTTGCTCCACGAGCCGCCGCTCTGGGTGGTGTCGCTGGTGGAAAGGTAATACTGCTCCACGATCCCCCTGACGCCGGTGCCGGTGTCGCCCTTGGCTCCGGGGTCTCCCTTCGCGCCGGGATCGCCCTTTGCACCGGGATCGCCCTTCGCGCCGTCCGCGCCGTCCGTCCCGTCCACGCCGTCGCGCCCGCTGATGCAGGTCGGGGCGCTGTAGTCCGTCCCCTCCGCCGTCGTGATCGCCGTCCGCTGCCAGATATAATAGCCGTCCCGCCAGGCAGGCGCGGTGGTCGTCCATCCGGTGAGGGGTGCCACCGTCGTGCTCTGGTTCTGGGCGTATTCCACATCCACGTTGAGGACCGCCGCGTCCTCCAGCGTGATCAGCTTCGCCCACATGGCCTTCATGGACCGGTCCCGCCGGTTGAAATACGGATACTCGTCGGCCATCTCCCCGGTCTCCGGCGAGGCGATGTCCCCGCGGAAGGCGAGGCCGAGGGTGGCCGTCTCGCTGTTCAGCACGGCGCGGATCTCCCCGTTCGCCCCAGCCCGGACGTAGTCGCCCAGCTCTGCCGCCGGGTCATACACCGCGCCGCTCAGGCTGAAGGCCTGGTAGGTCATGCCCAGCATCCACTCCGACAGGTCCATCAGCACCGGCACGGTCACGTCCAGATCCAGCACCAGGCCCGTGTCGTCCCCCGTCATGAAGCTCTCGCCGTCCACCTCGCAGCGCAGCCCGGTGATGGTGCTGCCCGCGCCGGTGTCGATGCGGCTGACGACGCCCGCCACCTCCGCCACGTCCGAGGTCGCCCCGGCGGCGTTCGCGGCCGAGGTCAGCTTCACCAGCCGCAGCTTTCCATCCGGCGTGACGATCCAGTTGCCGCCGTTATAGGCCGCGATCCTCGCCAGCACGTCGTGCATGGTGGTCCCGTCCTCCGGCTTGTCCACCATGTAGGAATCTCCCGTCCGGATCGAAGACCGGCTGTCGAGGGTCAGGCCCATGGCCTGGGCGATGGTCGCGGCCAGCTGCGCCATGGAGTGGGGCCAGCCCGTGCTCTCCGGCAGGTCGGCGTTCGCCTTGAGCATCGCGTCGTAGCAGGTCAGGGTCATCACGCCCGTCACCGCGTCCCGGGCCCGGTGGCTCACGTAGTAGGTGCCCATGGGCAGCCATTCGCTCGTCTCGCTGCCGTCGGTCAGCCGGGATCTCAGCACCACCTGGGCGCTCCTGGGGATCGCGGAGGACACCCCGCGCACGCTGAAGAAGCAGGTCGCCGCCACGGCGTTCCCCACGTCCAGCCCGCCCTGCATCAGTGCCCGGGTGATCACAGGGTTTGAGATCTGCGCATATTCCCTGCCGGCGATCACCGCCACGGTCTCCAGGCAGGCGTTCCCGCCCGCCCACAGCCGCTTCCACAATGCGCTCGTGCTCTGCATATTGAATCTCCTACTTCTCCGTCATCGAAAACGTCATGCCATCATAAAACGTGGCTCCGCTGCTCTTGTCATACCTCTGCGCCCCGAAGGGCACGGAGGAGGTATAAAAAGTCTTGACGGTCTGGCCGCCCGTCACCGGGTCCAGCACCGTGGCATTGTAGAACGCCCCGGAGATGTCCGCCAGCAGCTGCCGGTGGATCGCCTCCGACAGCCTCAGCAGCTTCACTTCCCACTTCTGCTTCACGGCGATGCGCGTGCGGAACATCTCCCCGGTCTGCACGTCGCGGCCGCTGCCGTCGGCGTCCAGGTCGTTCCGGGAGGGCGACAGCTCCTCGATATAGGGCGCATAGTCGTGCCCGTTGATGATCAAAACCGGTCTCGCCATACCATCACACCCCCGTCAGAGGCGACGCGGAAAACATCTGCGTGCGCCGGTTGATCTCGCCGATGATCTGCTCCGCGGTCAGGCCGCCGTCCCCGCCGCGCCCGGACGACTGGATCGCCGCCACCAGCGCCGACGTCTGCGCGCCGATCACCGAGATGATAGGCCTCGTAGGGTGTCACCGCGCCGCTGGCCATGGCGGGCACGGCATACTCCACGCGACCCATGGCCGCCAGTCCGCCCACGTTCCCGATCGTCGCCACGATGGCGTTGGCGCAGTTCGTCATGTGCCCCGCCAGATAGCGCCCCAGGGCGTTCACCGCCAGGCCCATGCCGCTGACCACCGCGCTGTAGATCGCCTGGGCGATTTGAGAACGGTTCAGGATCTCGGTGCGCCCGTTGATGTGGCCCACCACCTCCGGCCCGGCCTCGCCCGCCACGAACACCGTGCCGTGGGCCCTGGCCGTGCCGCCCGCGTAGTGGGGCGCGCCGGAGAGAGCCCGCGCCATGCCGCCGCGAACCACGCCGCCGCCCGCGAACCGGAGCATCCGGCCCGCCGCGGTGATCGCGCCGCCCATGCCCAGCTTCAGCACGCTGGCGATCTTGGCGGTCACCTCGTTGGCCTTGTCCACCACCAGCTGCACCTTGGCCTGCACGCTGGTGCCCACATAGTCCTGCAAGCTGCTCCAGCCCCATCTCGCCAGCTGGGTCCACACCGTCAGATCGGTGCCCACGAAGTTCTCCAGGCTGTACCAGCCCCACCTCGCCAGCTGGGTCCACACGGTCAAATCGGTGCCCACGAAGCTCTCCAGGCTGGTCCAGCCCCACTTCATAAGCTCCGTCCACACGCTCACCTTATCCCCGACAAAGTCCTGCACGCTGCTCCAGCCATTCCGGACGAGCCCGGTCCGCACGGTCACGGAATCCCCCACGAATCCGGAGATCGTGGACCAGCCGAGGCGCTCCAGCGCAGTCTTCACGCTCAGGAAGTCGCCGACGAACTTCTCCAGGGTGCTCCAGCCGGACTTCACCAGCCCGGTGTGCACGGTCAGGCTGTTGCCCACGAACTGCTCCAGGCTGCTCCAGCCGTCCTTCAAAAGTCCGGTGCGCACGTTCACGGCCTCGCCCACGAAGTCGCCCACGCTCTTCCAGCCGTCCTTCAACAGCTTCACGTTCACGTTCGCCTGCACGGGCTTCTTCCCGCCCAGGTTCAGGCTGCCCAGCAGCCCGCCGATGCCGCCCAGCTTGCCCACGGCCTCCCTGAGCAGCGTCCACAGCTTCGAGGCGATGCCGTCCCAGTCCACCTCGTCCAGCGCCTTGCCCAGGCCCTCGAACAGGGCGTCCGAGTCGAAGCCCTGCAAGAAGCGGATGCCGAAGTCCAGCACGCCCTTGATCGTTCGATCCAGCCACTGGCCCAGGGCCTCCCAATCCACCTTCTTCACCAGGTTGTTCACGGCCACGGACAGCGCGTGCCCCGCCGATCCCCAGTCGAAGGTGGTCACAGCGGTCCGCAGCGCGCCCAGCGCGTCGCTCAGCCGCTCGCCGGCGAACGCGCCCACGGCAGCCCAGTCCATCTCCCCGACGAACCGGTTCACACCCTCCACCAGCTTCAGCGTCAAATCCGACCAGTCGATCTCCGACAGCGTCTCGCCCAGGGTCCGCACCAGTCGCCCCATGCCCTCGGCCAGCTTGCCGCCGAATTGCTTCCAGTCGAAGGTGCCCACGGCGTTGGCCAGCACCACCAGCTTCGCCGTCAAAAGCCGCGCCAGCGTGTCGCCCAGCACGCCGAAGTCGATCTCCGCCACCGCGCCGTTCAGCGCCTGGCCGAGGGCCGTTCCCAGGCCCGCGAAGTTGATCCCGGTGAGCAGCCGGTTGGCCGAGCGCAGCAGCGTGTCGATGCCGTCGCCCAGCGCGCCGCCCACATCCTTCCAGCGAATGCCGTCCACCAGTCCGTTGAAGGCCGCGCAGATGCCGTCGATCACCTTCGTCACGCCCGTGCCCACGTTCTCCCAGCGGATCAGGGCCCGCGCCTTTTCGATGGCGCTGTTCAGCCCGAGCGCGATGGCTCGGCCCACGCCCTCGTAGTTCCCGGTCTCGAACAGGGCCTTCAACTGTTTGGCGAACCGCAAAACGCCCTCGTCCACCGGCAGCAGCGCCAGCTGCCCGGTAATCTCCCGCAGCGCCCCGCCCAGGCCGCCGCCTCCGCCGGAGCCGTCCCGCCTGTCCATCAGAATGTCCAGCTCGTCGAAGCTGGCCAGCTGCCGTCTCAGGGCCCTGGCCGCCCCCGTGGATCGCTTCAAACTGCCCGCGTAGGCCCGCTGATCCCCGGTCGCCCGGATAAAGGCGTCCTGGCCGGTCAGCGCCGCCATGAACGAGCCCACGCTGTTCACGGCCCGCGCCAGCAGGTTCGTCAGCGTGGTCAGCGCCGGGGCCGCCGCCGTCACCATCGGCACGAAGGCGTCCCGCATGCTGCGCTTCAGCGCGCCCAGCGACGCGCTCAGCCCGTTCATCCTCGTGCGGGCCTCCTCCCAGGCCGCCGCCGTGTTCCCGAAGGCCCTAAGCTGTTCGTCCCGCAATTCTTCCACAGCCCGCACGCTCTTGCTCACGGCGCTGATGTAGCCCGCCGCCGTAGCCCGCAGCTGCCCGCCGATGCGCCTCGACGCGCCGTTCAGCGACCGCGCCGCGTCCGCCAGTCGCTTCGCGTCGTCCAGCCAGTCGCCTTCCCCGATCAGCCCGCCGGCCAGCCCGTCGATCACGATCGCGTCGCCCATCTTCCTCGCCATAAAGCCCCTCCTTCCTCTTGATTATTCTCTCCTGCCTCCCCGTAGGGGCGGCGTTGCGCCGCCCGCCCCGTCCCTTGCCTAGCCCCCGTGAGGGGGAGAGGTGCCCGCAGGGCGGAGAGGGGGCCCTGTCTCTCCCTGCCTTCCCCTTTAGGGGAAGGTGTCGCGGCGCAGCCGTGACGGAAGAGGTCGTCTCTCCGTCTCCCCGTAGGGGCGGCGTTGCGCCGCCCGCCCTCTCCTGTCTTCCCCTCTGGGGAAGGTGTCGCGTCAGCGCCGGAAGAGGTCCTCGTTCCCTCTACCTTCCCAGCGCCGCCTCCAGCCGCTCCTTTTCCGCCTTCTCCGCGTCGCTCAGCCTGGGCTTCAACCGGCAAATCCCGACGTTCCTCCGCCAGAAATCCTGCTCCCACTTTTCCAGCTTCTCGCCCCTGGCCCGCTTCTGCCGCAGGGCCAGCACCGTGGCGTACACCGAATCCCGGATCTCCATGAAGAACCCCAGGAACGTCCACCAGTGCAGAAACGCCGCGCTCCGCACCTCATAGCCCGCCACCCGGTTCACCGCCGGAAAGAGGATCGGCGCGTCCTGTTCCCAGTCCACCGTCCGCGTCCCGCCCTTCGCCCCGGCCGCGCCGTGGTCGATGAAGGCCACCGCCGCCCGAAAGGCCTCCGGGTAGTCCGCCGTTTTCATCTCCGGAAAGTCCGCGTACAGGTTGTTGAGGCAGATATACGCCTTCTCCGCCTCCGTCAGCTCCGGGTCCTCGAAGGCCGCCAGGATGTTCAGAATCTCCCGGAAGTCAGCGCGGATCGCCCACTGCCTGCCCCCGACCTCCAGCGCCTCCGGCAGCCTGAAATCCATTACTTCCCGCGCTCCGTCAGATACTGCTTCGCCCGGTCGGAGAACTTCGCGGTCTCCGCGTCAAACTGCCCGGAGATGTACTCGCCCACCGCCTTCAACACCGCCTCGCAGTAGAACGCGCCGCCCACGGGGCTGAAGGGGTGCATGTTCCCGAAGAACGCCCCCGCGGCGTCGCCGCCGAACAGCCCGTTCACAGCCTCGTACAGCTTTTCCTCCGCCGTCTTCAAGGCCTCGGCCTGCTTCGCCTCGTCCGCTTCCCCGGCGAAGCCCTTCAACGGCTCCGTGATCTCGTCGAAGCGGCTCACCATGTCGTTGTAGCGTTCGATGATGCCGATGTCCGTCGGATGGAAGTAGAACACGCCGATCTCCTCGCCGTGAATGTTGTGTATCGGAACGCGCCGACTGCCGTCGTCCACAGTAATCGCCGCGATATTCTCAATCCTGTTTTCAGCCATACTGCTCTCCTTTCAAATCCAATCCTCCCCAGCCTTCCCCTTTAGGGGAAGGTGGCACAGCCGCAGGCTGTGACGGATGAGGTCGTTCTCCCCCCAGCCTTCCCCTTTAGGGGAAGGTGGCGCCGCAGCGCCGGAAGAGGTCGTTCTCCCCCAGCCTTCCCCTCTGGGGAAGGTGCCCCGTCAGGGGCGAAAGAGGTCCCCGTCTCTCCGTCTCCCTGCCTCCCCTGTGTAAGGGGAGGTGCCTGCGCAGCAGGCGGAGGGGTTGTGTAGGGGCGGCGTTGCGCCGCCCGCCTTGCCTTTTCCCCACGAGGGGAGAGGGATCTCCCCTTCCCCCCGCCTTCTCCTTAGTCCGCCACGAAGCTGGCCGGGGTGTCTCCGCTGGCGGGGGTGAACTTGCCCTTCACCTTGTCGCCCACATAGTTGACGGTGAACGGGATCTGGTAGCCGCTGGTGTCCCCGCCATAGCTGGTGGGCACCACATAGCACTCCTGCTTGTAGGCCACGAACGTGCCGCTGGTGGTCCCCTCCTCCCAGAGGTGCACCTCCAGGGCGCTGGTCTTGCAGCCGTCGTCGGTGGCCTGGGTGTCCACGATCTGCTGCAGGCGCTCGAACAGCGCGTCGCCCACCTCCGCGTAGAACGGCTCGGCATCGGCGGTGATCTCATAGCCGTTGTGCACGAAGCTGTTGTTGCCCAGGATGTTCTTCTTCTTTTCGGTGTCGGGGTTCATCTCCACGTTGAACTCCTCCAGGTCCTTGCCCACGCGATACCAGTTCGCGGTCTGGCCGCCGAAGCTGGCGTCCAGGAAGTGGGCCATGTACTTTCTCGCGATCTTGCCGGTGATGTTTTCAGACATATTCATACCCTCCTGTTTAATGTTCCCTCTCGAATTCCACCCGCAGCTTCAGCCGATACCTCGCGGTCCCCGCGCCGAAGTCCACGGGCGCTGTGCTCAGCGACGGCAGGACCGCGGTCACGCGCCCGCCGTTCCAATCCGGCAGCGCCCCCGCCGCGCTCTGCGCCGTCATCCAATCCTCCGCCGCCTGCATCCTGCCCAGGTTCTCCAGGTTCCCCGCCTCGTCCGCGCTCCAGGGCAGACGGGCATCCAGCCAGTATTCCCGGCTCTGCCTGCGCCGGGGCGCCGCTTCGCCCAGGATGTTCTTGCGAACCCCGGCTTCCGTCGGAACGCACCCCAGCGACCAGCTCCCCGCCGCGTCGCCCAGGTAGTCCATCCCGAAGGCGCTCCCGGCGATCGCCGGGCAGCCCATGAGCCAGGCCCGTAGCACCTCGGCGTTGTTGATCTCAGGCATGCGCTCTCCCTCCTTCGCTACGCGCCCACGAGCCGCCAGTGGCCACCGCGGGGCGCGCTTCGGTTGTCGGTCACGCCCAGCACGGTGAAGCACCCGTGAAAGGCCGCCTTCAGCGTCGCCGGGGTCCACCCGTCGCCCTCCACCGCGCCCTTCACCACGATGTCGCCGCCCTGGATCGTGAACCGTTCCTCGCCGCCCGCCTCTCGCCAGACAATCGGGTCCACATAGGCCTTGCCGCCAAAGTCCGCGTCCACGGGGATCCGCACCGCACACTCGTCCGCCGCCGCCAGTCCGCCCTTCGCGTCCAGGCCGCGCCGCACCCCGCCGAACCAGGAACAGCCCCGGATCACCGTCGGCACATACACGTGCCCGCCGGTGCCCGCGTCCCGCCGCGCGTTGAACAGCGTGATCGTCTCCTGACAGTGCTTCATGCTTCCACGCCTCCCGCGTAAGTCAGCGGCACGCCGCTTTCGTCCGTCACGCCCGCCAGCAGCTCCACGAGCTCCCGGTTCAACGCCCGATTGACCGCCACGGCCCGCTCGTCCGCGCCCTGATAGCTCTCCGAGTAGCCGTCCGTGGTGAACGAGGCCACCGCGCCGGAAGCGGCCATCGCCTCCGCGCCGCAGCCCCCGATCACCCCGATGGCGGACATCATCGCGTCCTTCACGGCGTCAGGCGCCTCCTCCATGGTCCGAAGCCTTCCATAGGTCAGCGCGTCGATCCGCGCCTTCGCCCGGGCCGTGAGGCGTCTGAAATCCGCCTCGCCCAGCGTGCCGCCCCGCTCCAGATACTCCTCATAGCTCAGATACTCCGCCATACTCTTCCTCCCAGAAGCCCTCTCTCAAAGCCTTCCCGGTACACCTCTTCTTCAGGTCCTCGCCCAACAGCGTCTCCCAAAAGCCTTCCCCTTGAGGGAAAGGTGGCGCGTCAGCGCCGGATGAGGTGTCACCCTTCCTCTCCTCAGCTCGCCGCCGCGTTCACGATGATCCCGCCCGCACGGTTGTTCAGTCGGAACGCGCCGTAGTAGTAGCGTTCATAGTACAGGTACTTGCCCTTGCTCTGGGCGGTGGGCTCGGACATCATCGCCACCTCGTACTTCACCGGCGCGGCCACGGCCTCGGGGTCCACGATGATCATGTTGATCTGCACGGCCCCAGCGGCAGGCTCCCAGCCCTCGGTGAAGGTATATGCCGACTTCATCAGCTCCACGGGCACCTCGCGGATGTTCACGCCGTCCAGGCGCGCCACATTGCGGTTCCATTCGCCGGCGCTGCCCATCACGTCCACATAGCGGTTGATGCCGGAGGCCTGCTTCAGCAGCCGATAGGTGGCCGGGGTCACGTAGGCCCACACCCGGTCGCGATTGGCGCGGGCGTTGGCCAGCGTCTCCAGGTAGTTGTCCCACTTCGTCAGAATGTTGCTCGCGGTCAGCGCCGTGGTGTCGGGCGTAACGAAGCTGTAGAGCTTGGAGGCCAGGTAGGCGTCCATCTCCGGCACCTTCTGCTGCTCGGTGAAGGCCTTGGTCACGTTGGCGATGGTCGCCACCATGTCGGTCTCATCCATGTCCATGGGGTCCACCAGGGTGTCCCACTCGCGGTCCATCTCCAGGCTCACGGCCTGCACGGTGTTGTTCCAGTTGCGGTTGAAGGTGCCCGTCACCTGGTCGCGATCGGTGTTCCTCGCGCCGCTGGTGGTCAGGCTGGGAATGTACATCGTGCTGCCCATTCCGGGCTTGTACAGGTTGGCGTTGTTCGCGCCCCAGATCTCCCCGAAGTAGGAGATGTAGGGATAGGCGTCCGCCATGGCGCGGCTGTAGTCCGCCGCATAGTTCACGTTCTGCTTGGTAAATGCCATACAAACATCCTCTCTTTCCTCTATTTCCAGGCGGCCTCCGCCGCACATGGACCCAATCAATCACCCTCGACCTTCCCCCGCAATCGCTTCCCCAGCCTTCCCCTTTAGGGGAAGGTGGCGCCGCAGCGCCGGAAGAGGTCGTCCTCCTCCCCAGCCTTCCCCTTTAGGGGAAGGTGGCTGGCCGCAGGCCAGACGGATGAGGTCGTTCTCCCTATCCCCCAGCCTTCCCCTTTAGGGGAAGGTGTCGCGGCGCAACCGTGACGGAAGAGGTCGTTCTCCCCACCTTCCTTGCCTCGCCCCGGACAGATGAGGTCGTCCTCCCCGTCCCTTGCCTTGCCCCGGACGGAAGAGGTCGTCCTCCCCGTCCCTTGCCTCGCACCGGACGGATGAGGTCGTTCTCCCCACCTTTCTTGCCTCCCCTGTGTAAGGGGAGGTGGCGCGAAGCGCCGGAGGGGTTGTCGTCCTCCTATCTCCTCGGCCCAAACCCCCAGGCCAGGCTGAACTGCTCCGCCGCGCCAATGGCGCCCCTGGGCATGCTCCCGCGCACAGGCCCGCCGAACCTCGGCATCCGCGCTCCGGTCTCCTCATCCACGAAGAACTCCTCGTATTCCTCGCGGATGGCCTCCAGCTGTTCCGCCACAGGCCGCGCCCCCGGCCCCAGATCCAGCATCTGATACACCTGCTCCCGGAACTTCGGCTTCACGTTCTCGAAGGCCTCGCCGCCGATGGCCCGCAGCATGTCCCGCTCCGCCGCCACCTTCCGATAGGCCTCGCCGTCCACGCCTTCCAGCGCGGCGGCCACCGCCTCCTCCACGCGCCTCGCGGCCTCCTTCTCGGTCACCATGCCTTCCACGGCCGCCTCGATGCGCTTCCGGGCTTCTTCCTCGGTCACCATCCCCTGGACAGCCTCCCCGACGCGCTTCTGCGCCTCTTCCTCGCTCACCATGCCCTCCACGGCCGCCTTCATCGCCGCCTCGTGTGCCTCCAGCACGGCCTCGCGCTCATTCTCCGGCACGCCGTGCGCCTCCAAAAACGCCCTGTCAAACTCCGCCATGTCCATTCCTCCCATCTCTTTTCCTTATCCAAAAGCCTTCCCTGTCAAGCCGAATAATGATTTCCTTTTTCCATCTCCCAGCCTTCCCCTCTGGGGAAGGTGTCGCGGCGCAGCCGTGACGGATGAGGTCGTCCCCCGCCTCCCCTCCGTAGGGGGCGTTGCGCCGCCCGCCTTCTCCCTTGCCTCGCCCCCGTGAGGGGGAGAGGTGCCCGCAGGGCGGAGAGGGGGCTCCCCATCTCCCAGCCAGTCACCCACGACCGACGGTTTCCAATGCCCCTCACACCTTCTCCGCCTTCAACCGTTCGATCTCCTCCTCGGCCTCCCGGGGCGTCAGCCCCTGGCCGTACTTGGCTTCCGTCAGGAAGCGATACCGGCTCAGCAGCCCCGCCTCCACCAGCTTCACGCCCTCGGCGATGCTGGTCTGCCGATCCTGGGTCACGCCGTCGTCGAACACGGTCTGCACCTCATACCCGCTGGCGGCCAGGCTCTCCACCGACTGCCCCTGCCAGCTCAGCCCGTACAGGATCGCCACGTCGATGATGTTCCTCGCCAGGTGCTCCAGCGCCGGCGCCAGCTGGTTCTGCACGGTGCGAATGGTCTTGAAGGTCTTGCTGTTTTCGCTCACCACCTCCGTGGCAGTTCTGAGCCCACCGCGGCTGTCGAAGCTGAACGTGCCCACCGAGAACCCCAGCTGCAAGCACAGAATAGAAAGGAAGGCATTCAGCGCCGCCACGTGCTCCTCCACCCGCAGCTCCACGCTGTTGTCCTGGATGCGCAGCTCCCCGGCGTCGTCGGTAGCCAGCGCCTCGTACACCCGGTCGCCGGGGTCGAAATAGCGCCGCATCTCGCCGGTAGAGGGATCGGCCACCGTCCGCACGCACCGCGCCGGCACGATGATCCGCTTCTTCCCCAGCTCGAACTCCTGCACGAAACTGTCGTAGCAGATGTCCAGCGCCCGCAGCGTCTCCAGCGCGTTGGCGTAGATGCTCACGCCCAGCGGGCTGTCGTCGTCCAGGTTGTTGGCAATGGGCGTGTGCCAGTAGGTGAACAGGCTGTCCCCCACCCGCGCCTCGGTGTGCGCGTCCAGCTCGGGATACGCCTCCTCCAGCGGATACCGCATCCCCAGGATGTCCTGCCCGGTCGCGCCGCGCCGGCCCTCGCTGCGATACACTTCGTTGTCCACGCAGTAGATATCGCCGTTTCGACGGTGCCACTCCAGCCTCGTGAAGTACTTCCCGTCCTTCGCCTCGCGGGAGATGAACACGGCCTCCTTCACCCGGGCATTGTCCCAGGCCGTCGGCACGAACTGGTCCGCCATGCAGTACCCGATCCGCACCCTGCCGACCTCCCCAGCCTTTCCCTTCATGGGAAGGTGCCCCGTCATCGCCGGATGAGGTGTCCCAAAAGCCTTCCCCCCTGGGGAAGGTGGCCCGAAGGGCCGGATGAGGTCCCCGTTCCCCTTCCCCCCAGCCTTCCCCTTGAGGGGAAGGTGCCCCGTCATCGCCGAATGAGGTGTCCCAAAAGCCTTCCCCCCTGGGGAAGGTGGCCCGAAGGGCCGGATGAGGTCCCCGTTCCCCGTCCCCCCAGCCTTCCCCTTCAGGGGAAGGTGTCGCGGCTCAGCCGCGACGGAAGAGGTCGTCTCCCCTTCCCCTTCTCCCGTCGGCGAAACGCCATTGTCGACAGCCGATTCCACCGGCTCCACCCACACCTTCATCGCCGCGCCGCCCAGCGCCAGCCCCTGCTCAACGAGCTGCTGCATCTTCTCATTGAAGGCGTTCTCCCGCAACACCTGGTGCACGAAGTCGTTCAGCGGATCGCCCTCGCCGGCCGCGCCGCCCTTCATGCTCACCCGGATGTCGCACTGTTCGCCCCACACCAGCCCCGCCAGCTCCGCGGACACGGCCTTGGCCGCGTTCAACCGATACAGCTGCCGCATGGCCTTGGGGTTGGCGATGGTCGGCGCGGGCACCATGTGCCAGGGGGCATAGCTGCCCCGATACAGCGCCTTCCACACGAAGATGCCCTCATCATAGAACTGCCGGTACGCCGGCACGCCCCCGACCTCGAAGATGTCCCTGAACTCCCGGGCCAGGCCCGTCTCCGCGCCCGCCTTCTGCATAAGGCTCCGCCCCCTCTTTCTCAATCTCTCAAAAACCTTCATCAAATCGCCTCCCAAACCTCCCCATTCAGGGCCGGAAGAGGCCCTCGCCGTCCCCCCAGCCTTCCCCTTCAGGGGAAGGTGTCGCGGCGCAGCCGTGACGGAAGAGGTCGTCTCCCCGTCCCCCAGCCAACCCCGCAATGCCGGATGAAATCGCCTCTCCATCCCCTCACACCAAATACGCGATCTCCCGCTCCAGCGCATACTCCATGGCGTCCAAACTGTCGATGTTCGTCGTCCCGTCGTCCAGCCGCACGTCCTGGGTCACCTTGCCCCGGTCCCACACCGCGTTCATCAGCGCGTCGATGGTGTTCCGGCAGTCCCGCATCACGAAGAACCGCCCTTCGCCCATGAGCAGGCACACGGCCCGGATCCGGTCGTTGATGGGCTTCTTCAGTGCCGACCCGATGTTCACCGGCAGCCGCGCCGCCGCGGCCGCCGCCCGCAGCCCGTTGATCAGCGTCTGCTCCGCGCTGTCACACCAGGCGTCCGTCACCAGCCACTTTGCCTGGCACCGCTTCACAAAGTCCACGAAGTCCGCCGCCAGCGCGCTGGGCGTCAGGGCGTCCCCCTGCCGGTACTCGTCCAGCACCACCACCGCGCCGTGCCCGGTGAACCCCAGGCAGCAGAAGGCGTGGGCGGAGGTCCCGCCGCCGAAGTCCACGCCGATGGCCGCGCTTCGGATGCCCCCGCCGGGCAGCTCGTCCACCACGAACCGCTCCGGCGCGTCGGCGAACTGCCGGTAGATCAGCCCCTCCGCCGCGGCCCGCTCGCCCAGGATGTCCCGCCGGTACCACACCGAGTTCACGTCGTACCGGCTCTCGATCTCCGCCATCCGCTCCGGCGTGATCGTCGCGTTGTCCCGGATGGTGAAGTGCTCGTACAGGTAGCCGCCCGCCAGCCCGTCCTCCCGATACTTGTCGATGTAATCCCGATAGATCGGCGCCCCAGGCCCGCAGGGGTTCAAGTCCCACAGCGTGAAGGGCTGCCGCGCCGCGATCTGCCGCCCCGCCGCCACCTTCACGAAGCTGGTCCGGCTGTCGGGGCAGTCGTAGTGCTCGTTGATCTCCGTGGCGATCCACAGCCCGTAGCTGTTGCCCAGGATGCGCCGGTAGCTGTCCGAGCGCCCGCCCCCGGCGAACACCACGATCTTCTCCCCGGTCCGCGTCTGCACGAACAGCGCCTCGTTGTCCCGGTACCGGCCCCACCGGCAGCGCCCCCGGAACAGATTCTCCAGCCCGAAGCCGTTGCACACGCCGATGTTCAGCTTGGCATTGGCGATGGTCGCGCCGCTGGCCAGGTGAAACCGGTCCGGCGTCCGCTCCAGGTACGCCGCCGCGATGATGCAGTGGTCGATGGTCTTGCCGCTTCGGATCGCCCCCTCCGCCACGCACATCCGGTGCTTCAGCGCCCCGCGGATGTACCGCCTGTGCTTCTCCGAGAACGTCCCCCACGGAATCGTCGCCGTCCTTGTCATCTTTCCTCCAAAACCCTCTCCCCAGCCTTCCCCTTCAGGAAAAGCTGCCCCGCAGGCCGTGACGGAAGAGGTCCTCGTCCCCGTCCCTCCTCTGTAGGGGCGGCGTTGCGCCGCCCGCCCCAGCCTTCCCCTTTAGGGGAAGGTGCCCCCGCAGAGGGCGGAAGAGGTCGTCTCCCCGTCTCCCCCAAAAGCCTCCCCCCTTCAGGGAAAGCTGCCCAGCAGGCCAGACGGATGAGGTCCTCGTCCCCGTCCCCTGCCCCTCAGGGCAAGGTGTCCCGCAGCCGCGACGGACGCGCTCCCCGTCCCTCACTCCCGCAGCAGCTCCTCCAGCGGCGACAGATCCTCCACGTCCCCGCCGTCCTCCGGCCCGTCCCCGGCCAGATCCCGATACGCCGCGGTCAGATCCCTCAGCTTAAACAGCGTCGTCGCGCCGTCGTCCTGCGCCTTCACTTCCGTCACCGCCCCGTCCGGGATCGCGTCGGCCACCTTCTCCAGCCGCATCAGCAGCTTCTTCCTCAAACGCGCGGCGATCCGGGCGTTCCCCTTCAGCCCGCCGCCGCGCCTTCCGCTTCCGCCCATGCGCTTCCCCCTTCATTCATCACTGCGGCATCCGCACCGCCCGCAGCGCCCGCCGATGCAGCCGCCAGACCCAGTCCTCGGACACATACATCCGCCTCGCGATCCGCTGCCAGCTCCAGCCGTTCAGATACCGGTACTTCAACAGATCCCGGTATTCCCCGTCCTCCACCGCGTCGATGGCCCGCTCGATCTCCCGCGCCTTCTCCGTATACTCGGCGACCCGCGCATCCAGCTCCCTGGCCATGGCCAGCATCCGCCGCCGCCCGTCCTCGCCGCAGCTCCATCCCATCTCCCGATATCGCCTCTGCCGGTCCGTCAGCGCCTCGATCCGCCGCTGCAGGCGCAGCGCCTGGCTCAAATAATCCTTCGCCGTCACGCCGCCGTTCCTCTCATACTCAATACAAATTGTCCAATAGTCTGAACAGTCACACTATATGGCGCTCCCCCACCAATTTCACGTCTCCCCTTGACAAAATGTTCAGACTATTGTACAATTCGACCATCAATCATCGACAGGAGGACGCTCCATGCTCATTCTCAATCTCTCCGTGCTGCTGGCCGAGCGCCGGCTCACCCTCTCCACAGTCTCCGAGGACACCCGCATCTCCCGCACCACCCTCACAGCCCTCACCGCCGGACACGCAAAGGGCGTCCAGTTCGACACGCTGAACACCCTCTGCCAATACCTGAACGTCGCCCCCGGCGATCTCTTCCTCTATCGCCCCTTCGACCTCACCGCCGCTTCCACCGGCCTCCCCGGCCATTCCGCCGTCACCTTCACCCTCCGCCGCGCCGGCCGCCCGGAGGAGACCCATGCCCTCGCCTGCGACGCCGAATACCTCTTCTCCGACGCCCACACCCTGGACGCCCTCCGCGTCCGCCTCACCTCCCCGAAGGACGATCCCCGCGCCACCGACTTCCTCACCCTCCTCCAATCCCTCCCCACCCCTGCCCTCACCGCGCTGGAGTTTGACATCCTCCGCGCCTTCGACGCCCACATTGATCCCTCCCTCGCCCCCCGCGACTACACCCCCGACCTCCTCTGGCCCTGGCAGTAA